GCTAGAAGGGTGGCACGTACCGAAGCTGGACGTGTTCAGTCAGTCAGCCGAATGGATGCTGCAGAAGTTGCTAGCAAGTTTACCAAGATACAGAAAGTATGGAGTGCAACACTGGACATGCATACCAGAAGCACACACAGGCATCTGGACGGGCAGAAAGCAGATAGTGAAGGCTATTTCCATAGCGGTGGTGCAAGGGCTCAGGCTCCCCATCTGTTTGGTGTGCCGAGCCAAGACATCAACTGCAGATGCTCGGTGCTGTTTAATGTAGGTGGAATTATGCCAGAGGTTCGCAGAGCGCGTAAGGATGATGGTAAGACACAGGTTATTCCTTATCAGACTTATAATGAGTGGTTCGGAAGCTTGAAATCAGCTTAAAAGGTGGTGATGCCGTGGCTGTTTCGTTCGAGGAGTTTAGAAAACGATATCGTCAGAAGTTGAAGGGTCAGACAGTTTCTCTGTTTATCTCAAATACCGAGCTTTACAAACTATGGTTGGCTGCTTCTGTTCTCGAAGAATTGGAGAATGAGAAGAAAAGCCGGAGGTGATCCTACTATCTCGCTTAAGCACAGCGTTACAGGCTTATTTTTTATGTCATCGTCCTGCTGAAAGACGTAAAAAGTCAGATAAACCCTACCGAGTCGTTGCTCGTTAAACACGAATAGGAGGCAGTTATGAAAGAACTATTGGAGAAATTAGCAAGTGGTGAAACAACAGTGGATGAAGTGATTAAAGCGATAGATGAAGCTAACCAGGAAAGAGTTCCTCGTTCTCGATTGAATGACAAAATCGATGAAGTGAAGGACCTGGAAACGCAGCTTAAGGATCGTGATAAGCAATTGAAGGACCTTAGCAAAAAAGCAGGGGACAATGAGGACTTATTGAACCAGATTAAGCAGTTGCAGGATGAGAACAAACAGAAAGACCAGGATTACCAAGCAAAGCTTGCAGCTAAGACATTTGATTATGCATTGTCTGAAGCGTTGCGCAAAGCGAAAGCTCGTAATCCAAAGGCAATCAAAGCATTGCTAGACACGGAAGCTATCAAACTCGATGGCGACAAGCTTCTAGGTTTGGATGAGCAGCTGAAAGGCCTGCAGGAGAGTGATGCTTACTTGTTTGAAGTGGAGGAAGCGCCACAAGGTCCTAAAGGACGCACACCTAACCCTGGCGGTAAAGGCGAACCGGGTGCAGTTACACGTGAGCAATTCAGTAACATGAATTACACAGAAAGAGCACAGCTTTACAACGATAACCCTGATTTATATCAGAAACTAAACAATTAAGGAGTGTTATGAATGGCACAAACAACTAAATCAAACATGATTATCCCACAGGTGATGGCGGACATGATCTCTGCTCAACTACCTAACGCAATTCGGTTCGCACCACTTGCGAACGTGGACAGAAAGCTCGTAGGCCAACCAGGAGACACGGTTACTGTACCAAGATGGAATTACATTGGTGACGCAAAAGACGTTGCTGAGGGCGCTGCAATTGACCTTGATCTACTAACTACTGATTCTGACAGCTTCACTATCAAAAAAGCTGCTAAAGGGGTTGAGATCACTGATGAAGCATTGCTTTCCGGTTATGGTGACCCACAAGGCGAAGCACAGAAGCAGATTCGTGACTCAATCGCCAATAAAGTCGATAACGATGCACTTGCTGCACTTGCAACAACCTCCCTAGAGTACACTGATGCTTCTGAGCTTAATGTGGAAACAGTGGATGCTGCGCAAGGTATCTTCAATGACGAAGATCCAGGAGCGATGGTCCTTATCGCTAATCCGAAAGACGTTGCACACCTTCGTGCAGATGCAGCTGGTCAATGGACACGCGCATCTGAGCTTGGAGATCGCTTGCTAGTATCTGGCGCATTCGGTGAAATTCTAGGTGCTCAAGTTGTTCGTTCTCGTAAACTTGCAGAAGGAACTGCTTACCTAGTGAAGCCAGGAGCATTGTCCTTGTTCATGAAGCGAGACTTCGATTTGGAAACAGATCGTGACATCGTTCGTAAAACAACAGTAATCACTGCTGACCAGCATTATGGTGTTCACCTATACGATGAGTCCAAAGCTATCAAAATCACACTGACAGCAGCTGCTGGAGCCTAAGAGGAGGTAGCTTATGTTACTGAGACGATATCACAAGAAGGAGGAGCAATCGAATGAGGTTGCTCCTGATTATGATGCGATGAAAGTTCCTGAGTTGAAAGAAGCAGCAAAGGAAAAAGGTATTGAAGGCTACAATGACATGTTGCGTGATGACCTACTAAAAGCATTGAAAGGTGATGACAATGGCGACGAGAAAGAGTCAAACGACGACAAAGAAGCAGCAGAGTAATCTTAATCTCATTGAAGTAACCGATGGCAAGCAAACACTGAAAGTGCAGAAGGCTGCTATTCCATTTGGATTTGCGCCTGTGGAAGATAAGAAAACTGAAACCAAGAAATAAGGTGATCGCATGGATTTGAAAACAGTGAAGATGCTCATTGGAATGAAAGAGACAAATACGCAACACGACTTTTTTATTAACGCGAAAATCCCTATCTTGGTAAGCCAAGCAAAGGATTATTGTAATAACGATTTTCTTGTTGGTGGTAAGGAAGTGTTGCCGGCAGGAGTGCAACAATATGTTGCGGATGCTATTAAATACGACATATTAGGTCGTAGCAACCTTAAAAGCAGAACGATGGGTAATGTATCTTATTCATTTAATACAAATTATCCATCAGATATAACACAACACCTTACACCTTACAAGAAATTGAGGTGGTAATAATATGTTCGATCCGTACGAGATGGATTTTGACCCTTACAGCAATATAGGAGAGTTCCGTCATACCATCACCTTCCAAAAGTTTCAGGAAGGCGGTTCCGATGGCGCTGGCGGTTGGATAGAAGGTGGATGGACTGACGTTGTGACAACGGAAGCCCTAGTCACACCTATATCAAGTCGTGAGATAGCTCAAGCAGAGCAGACACGCAATCCAATCGACTTTGAGGTGTATTATCCCTATCGGACAGATATAACTCCCTCCATGCGTGTGAAATACGATGATGTGTATCTTTCCATTAAGACTGAGCCGATGGATCAAGGTGGACAACACGAAGTCATGATGATTGAGTGTGGTAGAGGGGCTACATCAGATGGCCAGAAGTAGAATTCAGTTTGGAGATAAGCTTCTTGAGAGGGCATTGAGGAACTTCAAGGACGACATACTCGACCAAGTAAGGGAGATCATTCAGAACACCGGACTGATATTGTTTAACCAAGCAGTGTCACTTGCTCCGGTTGCTGAAGTCGATGGAGGTAACCTTAAAAACTCAATATCATTCGATAGTTCAACCGATGGATTGTCCTGTACAGTCCATGTCGGAGCTTCGTATGCCATATATGTGGAGTACGGTACAGGAATATACGCTGTCGAGGGAAATGGTAGAAAGACTCCGTGGGTTTACTGGTCCGATAAGTTAAACAGGTGGGTTTGGACACGTGGTATGGAAGCTCAACCATTCTGGAACCCTTCTATCGACATAGCGAGAAGGTATTTCCTAAAAGAAATGAGCAGGCTGGGGTGATCAGGTGGCAGAATTGTATACCAGTTTAGAGCCATTACAAAAAACATTATACGAACGTCTGTCATCTGATCCCAAAGTTAACGATCTAGTGACAGGCGTTATTGATTATGTTCCAGAAGGAACTGCTTTCCCTTATGTTCGATTTGGAGAACCGGTAGTGACGCCATTCTTCACAAAGACATCTCGTGGAGAGTACGTCACAATTATTATTCATGTTTGGTCAAAGTATCGTGGCAAGTTAGAAACCTACAGGATACTTAATGCTTGTTTACTCGCAACAAGGAGGCTATTAGCCCTCGATGGATTCGAAGTTGCAGAACAAGACATTGATCAGATGCAAGTTTTTGATGATATGGATGGCATGACTGAACATGGGGTGCTTCGACTTAAATATACGATAATCCATAGGAGGTAATAAGATGGCTAGATCAGGTAAAAAATCAATTATCATCGTTCAGTCAGTTACAAAAGCATTGGGCGATGGTGGCGAATTGCTTGGGCAACTATCCGAGCATTCTCATGGTAAAGAAAATGAACTGATGGACGAGCAAACAAAGTTCGGACGTATCCTAGCGTATGGAAATACATCAGAATCATTTGATATTACAGCTTATTATGACCCGGCAGATGCAGGTCAAAACGCTGTTGCAGATGCTTTGGACAATGAGGAACAAATCAAAATTTGGGAAGTAAACACTGATTTAAATGCTAATGGCAAACATGATGCCATTTTTGCTTATTGCTTGGTTGAAAACTCAAACAAAGATAGTGCAGGAGACGGACTTGAGGAGTTTTCTTCTACACTTCAGGTATACGGTAAGTCGCAAAAAGGTGAGTTGGATCCACTACCACCAGAAATGTTGGACTTCGGTCAATACGGATTCGAACAGCCAGGCGAAACAGGAGCTACAGAGCCAGCAGCAGGAGCATAATTACGAGCCATCCTTCGGGGTGGCTTTTCTAATACTTAATTAATCAGGAGGAATACAGAATGCCATTTCTAAACATTGACGGAATCGATTACGAAGCCAAGGTAAACTACGCTTTCAACAGACTAGCTAAGGAGAAGTACTACGGTGAAGACAAGGACGGAAATAAATCATCTGGTCTTACAAACATTTATGAGAAGTTACTACGTTTCGACCATGAAGGGCTCATTGGTTTCTGGGATTGTGCTCTTAACTCAGTGAAGAATCGTCCAAAGTTATTCAAAATCGAGGAAGCGTTGGAAGAACGTATCGAACAGGACGGCGAATCCGAGCAACTATTCAAAGATTGCTTTAATGCTATGGATCAATCTGGTTTTTTCAAAACACAAGCGAAGAAATTCTGGAAGGACATGGAGAAAACAGAAGACTTCGTGACGGACGAGAAAGAGAAGGAACAAGTCAAAGCGTACATCAAGCAAATGAAAGAAAACAGAGAAGCGATGACAGCGTAGAAGAAGAGCGTGTCATAGAGTTGGCGGCTCATCACCTTCAAGTCTATGACAATGACCTTATTTTCTCATGGACTCCTCGCGAGTTCCGACTAAAGATAAAAGGTTCCCAACACAGACAGATAGATGAGTATGAAAGGGATGCTCAAGCAGCTATATTCGGTCGTGTGGCGAACAATCAGAAGAAAGTACGACAAACACAGCTGTTCAACGCTGACAAAGCGCGTAAGCGATTGGATAAAGGATTTAAAGACTGGCGTAAAGCGCGTGATGTTGTTTCCTTGGAACAGCATAGACGAGCAAAAGCAGCTATGAAGGAGTATTTCAAGACAGCAAATAAGGAAGGGGGATGACGCCATGCATGAGACGTTTATGGCGCGTATTGGTGCGCGCATAAAAGAGTTTCAGTCAAAGATGAAACAGGTCGATGCTGCTGTGAAACGAACTGCTATGGGCACTGAGAAAGAAATTGATGCCGATATCACTAGGTTCATGACAAAGGCTAGGCAAGTCGCCATAAAAGCGCGCGAGTTAGCTCGGGACAAAGTGGTTATTCCAATAGAAACACGAACGAATAAATTCCAATCTGTAATGAACCGTATTGCTAATACTATCCATGCTTTTGGTACTGTATCAGCCAATACTTTCCGGGGTATGGGAGTTATGATGTCCTCTACGCTGGTTCCAATCATATCAACAATTATCGGATTGATTGGTAACCTCGGTGTAATGATCGGTACAGTTGGTGGATCAGCATTCGCTCTAGCTACAGCGCTGGGCGCGGCCGGAACTGCTGCATTGGCATTTGGTTTCGCAGCTGCACCAACTATCAAAGCCGTTTTTGGAGATATTGAAACACTCACTGAAGCGCAGAGAAAAGCTCGTGACTCCTTTGAGGAAATGAAATCAACATGGCAGGGTGTTGTAAAAGAACTAGAACAGCCTGTACTTGAAGCGTTTAATAAGGCAATGCAGGTAGCGAACAAAGTGCTAGAAGCAACAACACCCATGTTCAAGGCTGCTGCAGATGCTGTTAATAGCTTAATGGATTCCTTGTCTAAGTCGGTTGATTCCAAACCGATGAAGGAGTTCTTTGAATATCTGAATAAGTCAGCTGGTCCTATGCTAGAAACAATCGGTAAATCGATTGGTAACTTCGTAGCAGGGTTCATGAGCATGATGACAGCCTTTGGTCCGTTAGCAGAAGAGACGGCTAAGGGCTTTTTGAATATGTCAGAAGGATTCGCAGAGTGGGCAGCACAACTGAGCAAAAGCGATAAGTTCCAAGCATTTGTCTCATATGTGAGGGAGAACATGCCGAAGATCCGTTCTATCGTAGGTGATGCGATTGTCGGTATCGTGAATACATTCGCTGGATTTAGCAGTTCAGCATCTACCATGATGTCTGATTTGCAGGGCATGATGGGTAGATTCAAAGAATGGTCAGCTGCATTAGCCAGCAACGATGGATTCCAACAGTTCCTTGCATATATCGCAGAGGTAACACCGAAGGTAATTGCCCTAGTCAGTAACTTGGTTACATTCATGATCAACTTAGGAATTGCATTGGCTCCACTCGGTTCTAAATTGCTTGATATCGCCAATGGTTTCATCGGTTGGATGAATAGCATGTTGGAATCTCATCCGATAATAGGAAAAATTATTGCAGCTATGACCGTAATAGCAGGTGCGCTAATCGCTATCGTTCCCTGGGTAGCAGCTTTACGAGTGGCGTTTGCAGGCTTAGGCACTTTATTAGGAAACGTTTTAGGTCCTGTATTTACAGTTATTAGTACAGTGATATCTACGCTTTGGGGATGGTTCGTTAAACTAGTCGGACCAATAACAAACTTAGTTTCTAAGATTCCTTTGCTGGGCGGAGCGTTATCATTTCTCGCTGGACCTATTGGGATTGCCGTTGCTGCCTTACTGCTATTGGTTCCTGTATTCATCCGCTTGTGGAAAGAGAATGAAAACTTCCGTAATGGCGTTACAACAGCTTGGAATTACATTAAAGCATTCCTATCTACTATAATTACATCCATTTCAACGTTCATACAGACCGTATGGGGAGCGATTGTTGCGTGGTGGGACGCTAATAACGAACAGATTAGAGCGACAGCACAGCGCGTCTGGGATGCAGTATATAACACGATTGTCACTGTCTTAAGCACCGTATGGAGCTGGATACAACAGATTGTAAACCAGATTAAGGCATTCTGGGCGGAGCACGGCGAGTTCATTAAAAAAGTAGCTAGCGACGCTTGGAAAACGATAAGTACTATCATTAGCACTACTACGAGCGGGATTTGGTCTGTGATACAAGGTGTCATGGGCCTTATCAAAGGTATCTTCCAAGTGGTATGGCCGTTAGTTTCAGGTATTGTACAGACAGCGTGGGCTGTCATTTCTACAACTGTCGAAGTAGCGATTAATCTTGTCATGGGGATAATAAATACGGCTATGAATCTTATTAAAGGCGATTGGGAAGCTGCCTGGGAAACGATTAAAGAAACTGCCTCCAGCATCATGGATAGCATTATATCAACATTTGAAGGTATAAATCTTAAAGATATAGGTAAGGACATTATCCAAGGTTTGATTGATGGAATATCAGATATGGCAACAGCAGTGTGGGATACAGTAACCGGAATAGCTGATGGTATCATGGGAGCAATTCGTAAAGCTACCGATACTCACTCACCTTCCAGAGAAACTCACAAGCTCGGAGTATTCAACGGGCAAGGTTTAGTCAACGGTCTTGCATCCATGGGCAATAGAGTGTATCAAACAGCAGCTAACATCGGTTCCGGAATGGTATCCGGAATGGCTTCAATGACATCAAGAGTCAGCACTATGTCAAACAGACTAGCACAGGCTGCCATGATCGAACCACAGCGTACTTCTCTGGCATTAGATACGTCTTTATCTAGCAGCGATTTTGGACGTATTCAGCATGATTTTGGGACACAAATAGGTGAATTCGAATTAGATGAAAAGCAACCTGCAATTATCAACGTGCATGTAGGTAGCAAGCGTATTGCTCGAGAAATCGTCGATGATATATCCCGACTTCAAGATAAAAAAGTGACAAACAATACAACATATAGGTAACTATAGAAACCTGTGATATTCTTTTGATATTGCAGGTTTTTAAGTGTTTTTATGCTAAATAAAGGGGTTGGAATTATACTTCACTATGAGGTTCACTCTCATGTACATAATTGTTCACTAGAGCTTTATGGAATGTTCCTTCTTAGGTTCACTTAATACTTCACTTCTTAATTAGTATTTCTATTTACTTCATTCATAAATTCATCTAATTTCCTCCAAGTTTGCCGGAAACTTCACAATATTATTCTTACGAGTTCCTCTCTTGTTAAAGGTAGTATCACTTTTCTTAGTGTTACATCACAAGGAATGTCCTTCCAATCTATCGTATAATGGTGGAAAGGAGGGATTTTAGTGGAAGAAGATATTTGGTTAGACAGATATGCAAGTAGGATTGACTTAAGTACATATTTGACACACCTTGTTAAACCTAAGGTTGATAAAGATGGTAATACAGAGATGAATACGCCAAAAGTATTGAAAAATATATTGGAGTCGAGAAAACTTATTGGAAGTACAACTAAAAGCGGCTTTATAGTCGGCAAAAGACGAGCGGTTTGTTTTCAAGATTCACCTCTGCTTAGCGTTTATCAGAATGTATTGCATGAAAAGAAGAATAGAGAACAGTTAGGTAACAAGAGAAGGTATATACCAACTGGGTTGGCATTCAAAAAGAATATGGTATATAAAGCGGGAGGCAGACCTGTTATCTACGAACAAACTACGGTGGCAAAAGATATGTTACCCCCAGAAGAATGGTGGAGAATAGTTAATTTCGATCTTAGTAGTGAAAATATTATAGATTGGACGCATGAAAGAGAGTGGCGTGTTCCAGATGAATTTGAATTCAAACTAGAAGACGCAATTTTAATAGTACCAAGGTATAAAGCATACAAAAAACTTTTCGAAGTATTTGATAATGACTTGCTAAAAAGCTTAGGAGGCATAACGGTTTTAGAACCTTTTATATATTAGTTACTTCAATTTCAAACGTGAGAAAACATGTTTCTCTCCTAACTAAACAACTTAAAGGGAGGTGTGTTTTGAATATGATATCGATGATAGAATTCAAAGATTGGATAACAATTGCTACATCTGTGTCAGCAGCAACTGCCGCAATAACTGCTGCAGTGATAACTTCAAAAGCGGCACGTAAAACTTCGAGGGATACAATTTCAAATCTTGAACAAAGAAGATACATAGATGCAATAAGTATACAAAGGATAGATTGGATAAATAAGTTACGCGATCATTTTATAGCCTTTAATTCTGCGGTGCAGGAAATCAATACTTTAAATATTGATACTTATCATGACAATTATTTGAAGGCGTTGCATGAAATGAACTATATCGCATTATTATTAAATACAACTGAGGTAGAGTCAAAAACGCTGCTCGGTCTAATGCATAATATGACTAGGGAGCTAGATGAGCGTTTAGATAATGTCCACAGCCTCAAGGAATACAAACAAAAGATTGATGGTTTTGCTTTACGTATTACCGAATCACAGCAAATCATTTTAAAATCAGAGTGGAAAAGAGTTAAGGAAGAGACCAGGATAGGGAGGGAACTTAAAGAAGTGGAGTTCTCTGAAATAGTAAGGCGAATAACGCTAGACTACGCGCGCTCCAAATAATTGGAGCGTTTTTTATATGTCAATAGTAGTATAGATTTGGGCACTTTAACTG